ACTAAGCTGTTTTAAATCTGTTCCTTGATAGTTCCAATTAGCTGAATTAGAATTTACTGTGGTAAAAGTACTTTCCCAATTAGAACTAAGCTGTTTTAAATCAGTTCCTTGATAAACCCATACAGAAGAAGTTGATGAAACAAATGCAAAAAAAGAACTATCATCATTTATTTTTTTTAATGTTCTATCTGGTTTTATTAAATATAACGATTCTTCTGAAATAACAGAACAAATTTGACCTATATAAGCAGTATCATTTAAATTTAAAGCATAATTTGTTAAATCTTGTAATGTTTCAAAAACAAACGTTGAATCAAGAGGAAATGGATCTAATCTTTGAAATCCTTTTGGTATTGGAAGAAATGAATAAGGCATACTATTATATAATTACATCATAAGTTACCGATGCCCCATAAGAAACAGTAGGTATATAATAATATACTTTATAAGGAACGCTTATAATTCCATTACTCCCTTCTGATGTAACATTTATGGTTTTTTTGAGGAATCTATCTAAAACAGAAACATTACCAAAATTTCTAAAGCTTATGTCTGTTAAATCTCTTAGTTGACTTGGATAAGCAACCACTATTCTTTTAGTTCCTTGTGGTATAGTAATATCAAATCCAAACCCATTATATGATTTTGGATGATAGTTTGAAAGTGCTTTAATATCATCAGATGTATTAGGAGCTTCTGATATTTCATCTGCACCAAAATATATATATTTTTTATAAACCTCCATTTTATTACTAGCAATAGATTTTCTTACTGTACTTGGTAATATTTTCCATTCTCCTTCAAGATATGTTTTAGAATTTCCGTTTGGAAATGTTAACATTAATCCATAATAATATTTTCCTGGAGGTAAGTCTACTAAACAAGGTGGTACTGTAATACAACCTTGGTCTGGAAATGTTAATTCTATAGTATCATCCTCTGTAGATAACTCTAAATAAACAGGACTGGATATATTATTGTTAAGTCTTACTTGTATTCTAGCATCACAACCAGTTAAATTCACAGCAGATCCAGACTCCAATATAGTTATAGTACTTATTCCTTCCCAAGTATTACCGCTTATGTGATCTGGTATTATATATTTCATTTTTTTAAATATCAAACAATCTTATATATTTGTATTCATTGTTAATTAAAACTTTAATATAAGAGTTGGTTGCTGTTACACTTTCAACGTTACTAAAAATTTCTCCAGTAAACTTTACAGATGATAAAGAAACCGTATCACTTATTTCCAATGAATCATTTACTTTAGTATTTTTTAATGATAATAAATTTTCAGAAATAATAAGATTTTCTATTTCAACATTTTTAAGACTAAATGTTCCAGCCGATGCACTTAACCCTCCTATTATATTTAAATTTGTTACATTTGTTGTTGAATTTAAATTTCCTATATTAGTTTCTATTCCACTAACAGAATTTATATTAACTGAAGAAGCTTCTATGTTTACTGTATTTTGTGAATTTCCTATATATACACTACCAGATGATTGTTCATTATTTATAAATGTATTTTTTTCTAAACCATCATTTTCATTATTAATTCCTATTAAATTTCCTAATAAAAATGTACCAGATCTTGAATTTCCTATATTAATAGAACCACCAGATAAACTTCTTAAATTTATAGTGTTTAAAGAATCAATATCTAGATTCGAACTTTTTAAATTTACATAAAAATCACTATTTCCATAAATACATGTTTTTTGATATAAATCAATATTTTCAGCTTCTACATTTGTTAAAATTTTATATTGTAAAGATGTTAAATTATCAACTAATGAATTTACTTCTATAGAACTGAATACAACAGTACTAGTGTTAAAAATATCTTCTATGGTTGAAGTTAAACTTTCATATTCTGTAAAATTATAATATAAAAAATCACTAGTTAATATAGTATTAATTGTATAATTTTTTGAATTTATATTTGTTGTGTTTAGTGGGTTTCCAATATAAACATTACCAGTATTATTTCCTGTATTTAAAAATGTATTATCAGAATCATCTGAATTTATCACAACATTTCCATCAATAAAAACATTTCCGCTTAATGAAGTATTCCCTTGTATAGAATTAACTGCATTAGAATTTCCTAAATTAAAATAATTAGGAGAATCTAAATTTATATAAATGTTTCCATCGCAAGATACATTTTTTGTAAACAGATAACCGTTAATATAAACATCCGAGTTTTCATTTCCAATTATAGTATCAACATCATTTATACTACTAACAGAGTTTATTAATACATTTCCTAAAATTCTGGTTGTTGCTGAACTTAAGTTTCCAATATTTGTATTAGATCCGCTGGTAGTTGCTAAATTACTATTATTTGTATTATTTAAAAAACTAGATGTTAATGAATTAGTGTTACAATTATATGTATTAATATCAGAAGAATATACAATATTACTAGAACTTATATTTCCAAATACAGTTAAACTTTCGTTCGGTGTTAATGTTTTAATTCCAACATTTCCGGATCTTGTATCAACACCATCAATATGAAGTGAAATGTTGTTTCCGTCATAAAACTGTGCTACAGGAAAATTAAATGGTTGTTCTACTTTTAATGATACAGAACTTGCACCAGTTAACCACATAGAAGATGTTTTTGTTACGTTTGTTGTAAAAAAGTTAACAGTACTTAATGCAGAAATAGAACCACTTATCAGAACATTTCCATCAACATATAATTCATAACCAAGATCATTTGAAACTTGTCCTATATTTAGAAAATTTTGAATTGTTGCTGAATTGCTTACATTTAAACTATTAAAAGACGAGTCTTGTGTCATTGATTTAATAAAATCAAGGACATTATTAATAGTAGCAGATCTTACTTCGTAACCATCATCTTCTGTGCCATACGAAACTGGAAATATCGTATCTCCAGATAATGGTGTTATTAAATCATCAAGATATCTAATTTCTATAGGAATAAAATCGCTCATGTTTTTTGTATTATATTATTTACTTATTTTTTTTTATTTTAAACTGATGATATTTCATCAAAAATACTGTATGTATTTTTACTTTTTGCCAATAAAGAAACTGTTGGATAATTCTCGTTTCCTATTACTGTTTGATATGAAGTATTCCAAAGATTTCTTTCTTCTGAATATTCAGAAGAAGTGTATTTTGAAAATGTATAATCTGTTATTTTAGAAGCTAAAAAAGCAGAAGCAGTTAATACTAGATTAGATACACCAAAATCAGAAACAGTTAATGGTATCGCAGGATCACCTGTATTTATTTTAAATAATTCTACATAACCATTTGATATAGCGGGAAAAGTAGAAGACACTGACCAAAAATCTGAACTTAGTGTATATACAACATTAGATTTATCATATTCTAATATATTAGGAGAATTTGTTGGAATTGTTTCTATTATTTGTTTTACTTTTATAATTCTTTTAGAATCTAAATCTAAATCATTGACCTCTGGATAAAACAAAAATCTAAAAGGTTCATATTCATCTAATTTAGGATTGAATGATATAATATTTCCAGTAACAATTCCGTTTTCATTATACTCTCTTTTATGAGTACATGCTGTTATTGGATAATAAAACAACTTTAATTCTGATGAACTTAATTCATCAAGTCCCAAGTAAGATACAGAACTTTCTATAGGGAAAAATCTATTAAAAGCTGTTAAACATACAGGCATACCATCTGTATTATATATTTCTTGAGTTGTTGGTATGTTTATACCACTAATATAAATTTCATTATGTGATAATATATATTGAGAAGGATCGTCTATTATTTGATCATCTAATATTGTTGTATTATCATTTTCATCTTTAATTCCAAATACTATTTGTATAGGATCATCAGGTAAAATATCAGTGTCTTGAAGTCCCTGAAGTATTATATTATAAAAATTACCAGATAAAGTATTTCCGTATGTTTTTCCAGTCAATAAATGAACATCCGTTTTATTAAAATCATCTAATATACTAATAAATTTATTAGTTAAACTGTTGTTATAATACAATTCATTAGGTAATCCATAAATATCCAACAAAGATCCAGATACAGGAAATGTTGCTAATGTTACGATATTATCAGAAAGTTCATATCCATTTGGTATATAAATATCAATTTTAGATCCACTCGAAACAGCATTTTGTAAAGTTACTAAATTACTAGATAATGTATATTGTATAACAGGTGTTAATAAAATATTGTTACTATATACGTTTATATATGTAGGATCATTAATAGTCCCTAATCCTGAAATATTAAAAGTTTTTGTAATTCCATTGGAAATAAAACTAAAATTGGGGGTATCTAAAAATAATATATTAGGATATATTAAACTATTATTTAAATATACTTGTATATCGGAATTATTTGTTAAAGAATTTGTTCCTGTTATATTGAATGTTCTAGTATTTCCATCACAAATAAATTTAAAAACTGATCTTTTTGTTTTATTTTTTTGTTTCCAGTCAGGAATCCATGTAAATCTTGGTATTAAATATATATCTGGTGTTGTTAAAAATTCTATTTCAGCGGGTATTATTATTTTTGCTGTTTGTTTAAAATTATATAAACCACTCCAGTTTACAATCGAAACGTTTTCTAAAAATAAAGAAACTTCATATTCTGAATATGCTTCTTTTTCAATATTCTGTTCATATATACTATATTCAAAAGAACTTGTTTGATTTAAGTATGTTTTTGTATCTATTATGTTATTTTTACCTACTATATTATTAGAAGAAAAGCTATTGATAACACTTTGATTATCTGATAATACGAATGTATTTGAAGAAGTATATAAATTTAATGAATATAAATCATATGTAGAAAAAACTTCTTCACCATCAATTATATCTGAATTAGTTTTTGTTTCACCGAAATAAGAAAAAGAATAAACGTCTTTTTGTTGGTTCAAAAACAAATCTCTTTCTGTTTCTGTATCAAAGCTACTAATATATAAACTTGTTGTTGTTAAATAAATAGAAGTAGCAAGAGGTGTATTGTTTACAGAACTAATCATGCTATTTAATACTGATCCAATTTCTGTAAGTCTAAACGGGTCTAAATAAAAGTTTAATAAATCAACTTCGCTAGATGTTAATATATTCGTTGTTGATAAAGGATTTACTATTTCAAGATTTGTATAATTTTTTAATATTGTTTTATATAAATTAAAATCTTTAATTAAATCAGCATCAAAAAAACCAGAAACATCTTTTGTTAAATTTATAGTTTCCGAATAGTTATATGGTAGAGATTTGGATGAAAGAGGAGTTACTGTATTATTTATTACCCACTTCATTGAACTTATAGAAGATTGTAATGAATTTAATTTTAAAGCTTCTATATAAAAAACATTAGTTCCATTAGGAGGTCTTGTCACAGAATTTATTTTAGAATCTGTATTAATTAAATCATAACTCAAAAAATTTGTATAATTTATTTTAAAATCAGATGAAAATACATCAGACGATGGATGTGTTTTTATCTCTGTATTTAATTCAGAAATAAATACATTTCCAGCGTCTCTTACTTCTGATCTTATATTAAATGGATACTCATCTTCTGTTATTGTTTTTTCTGCTTCTATTAAAATAAATATACTACTTAAAACACCACCTTCCAAAACAGTATTTTCATCATATTTTATTACATTTAAATTTATATCATTTAAAAAAACATCTAATGAGCTTACTGAATAATCGGATGGGCATATATAAGCAGAAACAGCCGATTGATTTGTTGTATAATCCCAGTTCCACATTACAGTTGATGTTGGATTAACATCAAATATTTTATTATATAAAGGAACTTTACAATCAAATTTTAATAATTTATATTCGTTTTTTAAATCAATGTCATTTCTTTTTATTAAAATTGATTTTTCATGGTACAAATTAAATAAATCTGGGTTTATTGTTTTTGTTGTTTTTGATTCATAATAAAATGATGATAATGTTATATTATATGGTGTTTCAAATAACCCAACAATTTCTATCAAATTAACATCATCAAAATTATAAAAAACACCAGATTCTATTACAGGAATTGTAATATTAGAATTTGGTGTAAGATTTTTTACTTCAAAACCCGAAAGTTCTTGAAATATCCAACATATTTCAGTGTCTTTTAAATTTATAGAAGATACTGATGTTAATTCTTCTATTGATAGTCTAACACTCGTTATATCACTAAATATGGTTTTTATAGGAAATGGTTTTATATAATTTTTAATTTCTGTATCGAATGCCACAGGAAATGAAGTTGCCCAATAAGACTCTAATTCTCCTACTTTTGTAGAAAGTGTAGGTTTTAAAGTGAATATTCCACCACCTTCACCTAAATTATAAACCAATCTTAAAAAAGAACCATTAATTGCTGGTATATATGGAGAACTAACCATACTATATTCTGTTAAAATATTAACTTCATTCAATTTAGATAAATTTGGTATATCTATTATATATGCTTTTAATTTAGACAAATCGAAATCAGATCTATTGTTACCTATTAATTCGTATTTTATATAATCGTTTATTCCATACTGTTTTAATGGTAGCTCTACTATATCATAATCAGAATATACACTTGTATATAAATCAACTACACATGTATTATCATAAGGATCATCGCTTGTTATACTTGATGTATTTGAAAGCACCGTTGATGACAAATAAAACATTAAAGAATTTTTATTTGTATAATTTATTAATGAGTTAGTTGTATTATAAGAAGCATTAAAAATATAATAATATGGAGGATATTTTAAATTCCAGTTTAGTGTGTCATTATGATTTGATATTGATATTGGTGAATTAATAGATAAAGAAGGAAAACTAGAAACAGAAAATATAGAAGATTGTATACTTTCGTTTTCTGATATATATGGGAGTTCTGCTATATATCTAAGTCCTAAATATTTTCCAGGGACACCAGATATTGATGTCTTTTTAGATTCAAATGAAAATAGATCAGGTGTCCATGTATTTAAATATTTAAAATTTGAATTATCTAAATTTAAAACAGAACTTAAAACACAGTTTTCCATATTTTCTAATGGAAGTTCTGGTCTAATAGCAGATTGAAACATCTGAAAAGTTAGTATATTATTATTTTGTTTAATAATAGACGAACCACCTATAGATCTGTCTGGTTTTATATCAAAATCATCATATTCATCACCAAATTCATTTATTTGTCCGTTAGTATAATCAACAAATTTTATATCATAACAAAGTCTACAAGTATCTGGTCTTATTTTAGCACCTGGTTTTTCTAAATTAATACTATAATCTACTGGATTATAGATTTCTGTGAAATTTATAATTTTGTTCAAACATTTTGTTATGTTACCAGAAAGATTATAAACTATATTATTTATAGAAGAACTTTTTAATGATAAAATATTTTTTGGAATCGTTGATATCTCATTAGAATTCCCTGTTTTTATAGCACTAGCTGGAAGATTATCTATTAATTGGAATGAATCATATTCTAACAAAACAGAAGATGTTTGTATAAAATAATTAGATGATGTTATTTGTTTAATAAATGTTTTATACTCTATTGATGTTATATTTGAAAAAAATGTATTTGATCTATAATATGTATTAGATGATAAAATATCATTTAGATTTAAGTTATAAGAATTTATATCTATAAAATTTTTAATAAAATTAGATGATGTAATATAAACAAATGAACTTATTGAAACATTAACATTCGAATCATTTAATTCGTCTCTTTTACTTGATGAATACGAAACAAACGAATTTTTATTAAACCCCGAAGTTGTGGCAGTCCATTCTATAAAGTTTGTTGTTTCGTAATTATTAAAAGATGTTAAAAAATAATTAATAGAAGATATTAAAGGACTATCTATTGTATTTATATTTATAGCTGCCGAATTTTGAGATATTAGTGAATATATATTATTAATATCATTCGAATCTATAGCTGTTAAAGTAGAAAATGTATCTGGAACATCATAAGAATATTCATTTAATGCATTTACTTGTGTTGGGTATAAAAACAATTTACTTGGGTATGTTATTATTCCATAATATTTAAATTTTCTATCTCTCAATAAAATTCCTGAAAATATATTACCATAGTTTCCACCTCTAAACGAAGAAGGTGTCCATGTTAAATTTAAATTATTTTTTAATGGTAAATTAACATCACCAAAGTCAGATGTAATAAAATTATAATTTGAACTTAAGCCTAATAGAGAAGTATTATAATTAAATTTTGAATGATAAAACTCCGTATAATTATTATCTTCTACAAAAACAGGAGAAAACATGAATTCAACTGCTAATTTTTCATCTCTAAAATCTATAACAGATTCATTTAAGCTAATTGTATATTTTTCGAAAGGCCAGGTTCCAGATTTAGTTAATATATACGGATTCATTTTTTACTTTATATAATTATATCAAACATTTTTAAATTAAACCCAAACCTTTTTGTAATTCGAAATTTATCATTCTTTCAACAGGACCATTTACAGAATACCATTGACTATTATTTAAATTAGAAGGTATGTTTGTTTGAGAATTATCCCAATCTATTATATTTTCTGTTTTATATTTTGAATCTAGTTTATAGAACACTTTATATTTAACAGAAGTCATATAGTTTGTTAATGTGTTAATTCCTTCATTTGATATAGAATTTAATGTTTTAACAGAATCAAGTTCTGTTATATATTTGTCATAATCTATGAATGGAACAGATGAAACATAGTTTCTTGTTTTATATGACAAAGAATATACAGGTTCTTTATAAGAACTAACAAAATTTAATAAATTAGAATGAATTATATTTTTTGTATACATAAACCATTCATCTTTATCACCAGTAGAGTAATAAAAATCTGATGTTAAAGTATAGTATATGGTAGAAACCTGCGGAGATAAGATTTGGCTAGTAATAAATTCTGAACTTACATTTCTTACAGAAGAAGTTAAAGAATTATATTGTGAAGATGTATATGATGTTAAATATCTATAATTTGTTAACGCAAAAACTTCAGAAGAAGGAACATATTCAAAAAATGAATGATTAACATACCATGCTTCTGGTAGACCTATAGATGTTGCTAATTCTGTTATAGTATATTCAGATTTTTCATCAACTAATCCTGTACTTATTTTTCTGTATTTATTTTTATATTTTTCAAATTTTAAAACATAAAAATTTCCTGCTTTTATTTTATATTGACTATCTTTAATTTCTTTTCCTTTATTAGATTTTTTTTCTTTTCCACAATAAGAACATTTTCCGTAACCATATTGATTTGCTACAAACACATCACCACAATTACAATTTACTCCTATTAATTTTGTTGGTGATATTGAACAATAATCAACTATTCTAGAAATTCCTTCTGGAAACCTAACTTTAAATGTATTATCGTTAAAATCGACTTTTTGCATTATATCATATAAATGAGATATATCACATGTATCTATGTTAGATGATTTATCTACAAAATTAGCAATTCTAGAAAATATATCTATTCCTAAATCATTTGGTTGATATGGATAAGAACCAAATATAGAACCAATAAATCCTTTTGCTGGCGTATAAATAAGATCACTATTAGCTCTATCGTCTTGTAATCTTCTTAATACTTCTTGTACTTCTTTAATTTCTTCATCTGTTTTGTTATTTAAAGCATCTTGTAGTTCTCTAGAAACTTTATTGATTTCATTATTAAGTTTAGAATTTTTATCATTTAACAATTCTAAATCATAAAATTTATTATTATATAAAAAAGGACTTTCTTTTAATACTTTCATAAAACTATAACCGTACATAGTTTTACCCATATCAAAATCTTCATTTTTAGCAAAAAATTTATTCGAATTAGTGTTTGAAAGTAATATGTTTGCGCTAGTTCCTGTTAGTTTTTTTTGTAGACTCGTATCTCTATATGTATATTTATAATTCCATCTCCATCCATTAAAATCACCATTAGCTTTTAATGATTTTGATAAAATAGATTCTCTTTTGTTTAATGGGTATTTTAATTGACCCTGTGAATCTAGATCATATTCAATATTTGATGGGTTTATATAAAAATATTTTTCTTGTTTTAATGAAGTTACATCTATAACATGTATTATGTTTTCTAATGAATTTATTACATATAATTTATTATTTAAACTGTATGTTAATCCTTCTATTATTGTTTTATTTTTTGTGTCGTTTTTCTTAAAAACAGGTATTGTTGTTTTAAATAAAGTACCATTAATATCTAATTTAGCTATGCTATTATACGAATAACTAAAATACAACGAATCTAATTTATCTAAAACTAAATTTCTTATTAATGGAAATTTTTTTGTTTTATATTTTAAACTTAAAGAATTTTCTGTTAAATCTGTATTTAATACTTCAACAAAAGATTCACTTTGAACGAAATTTAAATTTTTATCTAAGTCTCCGTTATTTATTACATATATTTTGTTGTTACGAGAAATTAATATATTTCCTAAATTAATATTAGGATAATTTTTGGAATTTAAATATTTGAAATTATTATCATATTTAAATAATGTGCTAATATTGTTATTATTTATAACACTTATGTATACATTATTTTCTTTATCAGTATCAATACATATAGGAGTAGCTTTAATTAATGATGAAGTTAGTTTTAAAACATTTTTTAAAACTCCTTCATTGTTAAATTTTAAAACATGACCAGTATTTGCTAACGTGACAAATAAGTTTAAATTAGAATCCAAAACCATACTATTTGGATTATATTTTTGTGTTGATGTTGAATTTTTAATTAGACCTAAAGTACTTAAATCTATTTTTTTAATTATGGAGCCTTCAGGTGTAACTTTATATATTAAATCTAGTTCTATGTCACAAATCCATGCATGATATGATGGAAAATTAAGAGAAGCTATACAAAATAATCCATTTAAAGATCCTTTATTATCAAACTTACTAGATATATGTGGTCTTGGTTTTTTATCTGTTTCTATTTGTAAAGAAACAGCAGTATCCATATTTCTATTAGTTTTTACTGAACCCAATACTTGAATTTTATTTTTAATAAAAATATCATCATAAGTATCTACCAATTCAGAATTAAAATATTGAGGGCTATTAACAATTTGATTATCAGTATAAACATATTGACAAACATTAATATTTCCACTGTTTGGGTTTAAAACCCAAATATATGGATTATAATTATTTGCCTCTAAATTAGGTTCATTAAATGTTACATTTGCTGAAAACTGAACATTACTAGATCTAGCTTGCTCAAATGTATTAGAATAATATCCACCTATTAATAAATCATTAGTATCTTTGTATTGTATAATTGGCTCTTCTTTTCTTTTTAAGAAAGAACTTACTGGTGTTTGTGTATTAGAAAAAACAAGGTTGACAGGAATTTGTTCTTTTTCAGAAAATGGCAAATATCTACAAAATCCACCAAGAGAATCGTATAATCTAGATTTATTTTCATTTATTACTATTTCGTCAACAACAACTGGGTTTTTATATCCTAAGCTTATTACGAACGGAATATCAGAACCAGCCCATTGCATTACAGGAATAGGATTACAACCATTTCTTGTAAACTTAATCATATCAGGTTCTCTCCATAGTGTAACATAGGGAATATGTGTTTGTGCTGTACTATTAGCATGTCCTGGATGTAAACCATCTATATTATTGTCTGATGTATTATTTCTTATTAAATTACTTCTTAATGTTGCCCATATTGTAGTATATTGTTCTTTTTTTGTTACCTGATCTTGATTATACCAATCATCAACAAAATAAAAACGACAAGTTCCTTTTATACCAACAGTATTACCTGCTTTATATTCTTCTGTAAGTAATCTAGAATAAGTTCCATCTTCCATCGGAAGATCTATGTATTGTTTTTTTATTTCTTCCCCGTAATCATTTATTTTAATTGGGTATTGATTTTTTTGTATTTTTATTGAATCTATTTTATTAAAAGAAGTGTCTAAAAATCTCCATTCAGATCTTAAAAAAGTATATTTTGTAGGATTATCTAATGGAGGACTAGATCTAGAAAACTGTGCATATAAATCAACATAATGATCTTGTTCACTTATTGGTGATGTTATTTCTATTTGAAATGGAAATCTATTTATATGACCAGCCATAGTAGGTGGTGGTATTTTTGTAAACTTTATAGAATCATTTACAAATTCCTTTATTACTACTATTTGTTCATCTTCAAATTTTATATTAGATTTTGTGTAACCTAACATTTTTATATTAAAAATATTAGCAGAATCAAATGTAAAATTAGATAAAATAGGTTTATTAGAAATTACACCATTCCCAAGATCCCATTGTATTGTTTTTAAATCAGATAGATTATCTCCAAAAAACTCAAAATCTGGTGTTAGTGTAAATTTAGTAGCTCTTGCATAATTACTATCATTTTCATTTCTAACTGTTCTTGTTATTATAAATTTTCTTAAAGGTTGTTTTTTGATCTTTATAGTAAAATCTTTTGAAATAGTTTGTTTTTTATTTTTTTGAAAATATGATATTGTTGCTTTAACTTTAAAAGTTCCTTCTGATTTATATATTTTTTCAGTTTCAGTTGTCTTTACTGTAACCTTAGTATTATCACCAAATACATATAAAATATTATCTAAAGTAGAACCAGAAGGAAGACCTGTTAACGAAAATTTAAATACTGTAAAATTAACAAAACCTTGATCGCTTTTTGAATAGTTAGATGTTAATGTAATCATATAACATTAAAATTGAATTGCTTCTTGTGAAATATTATTATTAAAAATTTGTATCTGAGATCCTAGAGATGAAATGTTATTAAAAACAGGAAATTTAAACTCATCTAGTATTATATTTTGAGTGTAAACTTTTCTATCATTAGAAGGATAATAATAATTCCACCCTAAAAGACTAATACCATCTGTGTACTTTCCTGTTCTTGTATTAACAGTTTTTATATCAGAAACATCATCTAATGATAATATGTCTGTTGTAATTTTATTAATATCAACAAATTGTCCTAATTTAGAATTCTTGTGAGAAAACTGTTCATTAAATATATCTAATATTTTATTAGTTATATATGAATCAGAATTTATAGATGTTTTTGATTTAAATACTCTTAATATAGTAGGATCTAGATCTGCTAATGTTAAAGTACTTCCAGCGTCTGGTGGAACGTAAAAATCAAACATTATATACACAGGATCAACAGTAACTAGTTCAGTAGTTATTATTTTTAATGGATTTAAACCATTTAAAATTAATTCTTTTTGTGGTGGATTTAAAAATATTTGATTTTGAGTTTTAGGAACAGCGCAAATATATAAATTATTAAAGTTACATGAATTTGAAAATTTAATTTGATTATACATTATATTAATTTCAGTATGAGGATTTTTTAATCCTATATCATAAAGATATTTCATATATTTCATTAGATAATCATTATTGTTTAATATTTTTACATCTCTGATTATGTCGGAATAATAATTTTTAATATGGTTTTCGTAATCTTCCTTTGTTGATAATCTATATTGTGATCTAAATGATTGTGGTGCATTTCTTCTTATTTCGTCTACGTTTTCTTCTTCTTTAAAATCTGTTGCTGGGTATGCATTACTAATTAAAACATTAGAAAGTTGAAAAGATGTTAAATAGTTGGCATTTATTGAATTTGTATCATCCAATATATTTGGAAATAACATTGAATTATATCTAACTATGAAAGAATTTGGTATTGCACCAGCACCTAAAGTGGACTCTTGTGGATCTATTTTAAGATAATAAATAACAACTTCGTCTCCAGTATTTAATTTTTTACCATTAACATCATTACCAAATATTATTTCATATCTTTTGTTGTCATTGTATCTTATTTCATATACAGTTTCATTTGCTGTATGTAGATATAATTCATTTACAGAATTATATTTTACCCATTGATTTGATAGATATTCTTTAACATAAACATCTATACTGTAATGATCAACATATATATTTTCGTCTAAAGAAAGATAAACAACTTCATTATCATAACCTTTTGCAGTATATATAGGATATTCTTGAAAAGAACCTTGTTTTAATAAAACTTTATCATTAATCTGTGTTATTTGTTCAGAAATATTATCATTTAATTTAGTAAAAAAAACATCAGATGTAAATGAATATGGTATTCCATTTACGTTTATATAGCTATATCTAGGTATTGTATAATTATTAGAAACAATATTTTGGTTAGCTGTTATTCTAATAGGAACAGTGGAAGAGATTTTTCCTACTGGTTTGTAGTTTAAAAGCTTAACTATTTTATTCATGTTTTCATAAAGCTGTGCTTCAGAAAACATACTTTCCGATGATGTTTTATTTAAATAAAACATTAAATTTCCAAAAACTAAACTTATTACATCAATAACTGCTGATAAATTGGAACCTTGATAATTCTGATCAGTAAAAACTTTACCTTTATTTAATTTATCTATAATCAATGACTTTAAACTTAAAGCATCGAAATTTAAATAAGAATTTTTATCTATTGTTGTTTGACTCATATATATGTATCTTTATATTTATTTTGCTTTCAACGTAAACTCATCATTAATTTTTTTGTTTATTTTTGGAATTTCATAAATAATCATTATTCCATAAGAATTATCATCATAGTTTACATTAACTTTTATTTTTAATATATTTATTCTTGGTTCTTGAGTACCTAGATCAGACAATATTGATCTAGCAATAGTATCTCCTCTATCCTCTGAAAGAGGTTCAAATAAATATTTTTCTATATCCATACCAAATTCTGGATCTAAAACCTTTTCTCCTTTTTTTGTATGTATACAGTTTTTAACTGCATTTCTAATAGCATTTTCGTTAGTATCTATTTTAATATCATTATTAAGACCTATTTTTGTTTCTGTGTTTCCAGAATTTGTCATAGATAAATCTAAATGAAGATCACTATAAACTACATTATCATATGTTTCTTCTGATGCTTTTGTTATAGAAGAATTAATTTGTTTTGGTCTTACTAAATTATCTAGTCGAACTGTAGCCATATTAGGATAAATATATTTATAAATAATTTAAATAATATGACAAAATATAATTCTTTTAATTTAATATACGAAAAAGCATTTGCCAAATATGCAAACGGTGGAGCATTTAGAGAAAATACACCAGTAAAAATAAAAGATAGTTTTTTCTCTTCTCCTTACTTTAAACAAAGATATTCTGGAGATTCGGTTTTTACCGACTGGCTACAAAATCTAGTTAAATTAGGAATTTTCTTTTTTATTCATAAAATCCATGCTGATGGAACAATGATGGACAGACAAGACGCAAATGATTATTCTGGATCAAACAATCTTTATTTAACAATTAAAACAGACCCAAGATCACCTTCACACCCAACAGAATTTTCAGAATTTAATGTTCCTGCTGATTTTAAATTTATTGAAATTTTAGATTTTGGTCCAAATTTACCACCAGTACAGGGTGTTCCAAACAAATACGAACAACCTATGACCGATTATTCTCCCAAAGAAGCTCCAGATTTTTTAAAGGTAGGAAATCTACCAATTGATAAATCTTTAACTAAAAAGAATATAAAAATTAAAATTAAAAAATAAATCTTTATTTTTGTATTGTATTTTCTAAAGAATTAATACAACAATAAAAATTTATTTCGTGATCTAATACAAAATTATCTTTATACATATATTCTCCTATATCTAATAGGATCATTTTTTTGTAATTTTCTTTTATTTCTGAATTATAAAAAATTTCAAATAAAGATTTTAATAGAAGTTGATAGTTGTTATTAAACAGATGTTCGTTTTCTATTATATATTTTCTTATTGAAAGAGAACATTCTTTTTTTAATAATTTTTCGTAAATAGATGTAGCAAAATCAGATATATTATCCGTTTCTATAATATTTAATTTACCAGAAACAGAAAATAACTGAAGATCATTTATAATTCTTCTTATATCTGGAAGTCTTTTTGAAACAAAAAGATTTATTTTCTTTTTTTCCTGATCACTAATTTCTATTTTTTCTTTAACTAATATAAAAATACATTTTTTTAAAATTTCATCTATATTAGTTTTTAATTCAAAAGAAACACATCTAGATTTTAGAGGTTCTATTATTTTAGAAATATAATTTCCAGTAAGAATAAATCTACAGGTTTCGTGATATTCCTCCATTACATTTCTTAAAATGCGTTGACTATCAGGTGATAATCCATCAGCCTCATCTAGAATTATAACCTTTTTAAGACCATCTATTGATCTAATCTTTGCAAATGATATAACCTTATTTCTTATAGTATCTACTCCACATTCATCACTAGCATTAATATAAAGATATTGACATTTTAATACGCTATTAATTAAAACTTTGGCTAAAGTAGTCTTTCCTGTTCCTGGATTTCCATATAACAAAAGATTTGGAATATCGTCGGTTATTGAATCAAAATATGTTCTTTCGTTATCCGTTAATAATACATCAGATAAAACTTTAGGTCTATATTTCTCTACCCATAAATCATTATAATGAGAAACTTTCATTTCAATGATGATATTCTATTAACTATGTCTTGTCCATAAAAAAATAAAAAAATACAAAAGAAAAACATTAAACACCGAGTAAGTATATATAATTCAATAGCTATGGACAATTCTAGTGAAATAGATTCAATTATAGATCAGTTAAAAAACGATTCGGTAGAAAATACAACATTAAACCCTGTCAAAAAAACAAATTCACCATTAGGTTTAAATGACGAAAATGTAAACGATTATGTTTATAATAAAACAGCAGAGGTTATTGAATCTGGACTAGAGGCTATAAGCAATTTAAAGGACTCTGTAATGACAGGACAAGACCCAAAGGAAATATCGGCCTTGGCACAGCTTATAGGAGCAACCACAAAGGCTATTGATGGCCTTAATAAGATCAATCTACAGATTAAGCAACACAAAAACAATATAGAAGTAGCTAAACTTGAGGCTGATGGTTTAAAGAAACAACCACAACAAACAACAAATGTTATTGCTATAGCATCCAGAGAAGATGTTATGAAAAAATTGTTTGATAAAGAACCTCAGAGAGAAAAGGTTCATCTTATAGAAGATACTATAATAGATCAATAATCTATTCTAAACTATAAGACTTTCTAAATTTATCTGTTGGATATTTTTTTCTGAAATCTGGATCATTAATCATTTTTTCGTATGCTGATTTAGCCGCATCATGATTAACTAATTGTTTTATTTTCGAAACAGGTTTTCCTCTTAATTCTTCTGGATCATAAGAATTAACTTCAGCGCCATCCTCATCCTCAAAATAAGGGGGAGGGGTTGGATTTCCAAAGTTTCTTAATCCTCCTCTATAAAATGATCCAGTTACTGGAACATTATCCTCATTTTCTTGTAAAGAATCATATGAGGCATTTGGTATAATAATAGTTGTTTTATATGGTCTTCCTTTAGAATCAAAATAAAATACAGTAGATTTATCATTAGCCTTTTCTTTTTTAGCTGAAATAAATTGTGATCTATCTCTTCTTGTTAAAGGATTTACTGTTTGAATTTCAGATCTAGCTATATTTTCTTTTTCTTGTTCTGTATCTCCTTCTATAGAAACCTTTTCTAATTCCAAAAGAATAGATGCATACAATTTATGCCATTTTGCTGAATTCATGAAAAACTTAACAAATTGTTTTTGATCAATTTCTCCTTTATTCTTAGAATCATTTAATTCTTTTAAAATATTAGCTTTAAATTGTTGTATATTTTGTGTTTTTAATAATTCAGGATCATGAAACTTAGATGTTGTCATTTTTAACAATGCTCTATAAAGCTCTGGTTTTGTTTGTTGTATCTTTTCAAGTGCCTTTTCATGAACACCTTTAATTATATTAAACATATCTTGAGCTTTTTCATAATCATCATTGTTATCTTTAATTGATTTTTGTAAAGATGAAAAATTAGAAGGCTTTAGTTCAACAACAGAAGCATTTTGTGCTTGTTGTGATTCTAATGACTGTCTTGCATATCCGTGTTGAAGTTTAGATAATGAAGACTTTTTAGCTACTTTAGAAGTAGCTTCTGATATTATATTATGATAAAACTCGTTGAATAAATTCATATCATATATTTACCAAAAAACTTACCAAAATAAATTATGTTTTTCTGCCATATCAACAAATCCTTCTAGTTCCAAATATCCCTTGACGTTATCTAAAAAATACTTGGATATATTTTTTGTTTTACTTTTTAATTTAATTGTATATTCAGATGGCATAGCATGGTTTATAACAGCATTAAATTCTATACCAGAAAAAACAAAATCCATAGTGAATGGTCCTTTGGGGTTTTTTAATTTTGAAAAAAGTTTCTTTTTGTCCATACAATAATTTAATGATATAATTTATGAATGTCAAATAAAAATAAAAAACCCGTTGATATTTCTATCAACGGGTTTTTTTGGGATTCTATCAACTTAGAGATAGAGGCGACCTGCGGTTTGAGCAACATTGTCAGTTCCAAGACCTTTTACAATGATTGTGTGATAGTATAAGCTTGCTCCGAAGATATGATCAACAACACCATATCTAGTCATAAGACCAACTCTTGGAGAGAAGTCATTAGGACCGATAGTACGTTGAATCATAACAGGGATATATGGGCAATATACGATACCAGTATCATAGTATTCAGCACCCTTGTAACCTAAAAGTGCATACTCAATAGCATCGTTTGCGCTTCTTGTACCGGCCAATAGTTGAGCTTCTGTACGAGTGTCTCTATAGATTGCGAAACGACCACCGAGATTACCAACCTTGGCAATGCCTGTAGGTTGAGTATTAACGTTGCCGTTTACTGGCATCCATTGGAACTCTGGTAACATCTCAAGAATAGTGCAGACGCGAGGTGTTGCAACGATGAAGTTAGCAGAACCACGGCGGTTGCGGATTGCGATGCGGTTAGCCTCGACAATAATCTTGCTGTAGAAGTCACGATTGCGTTCGCCGAGCCAACGGGCATCAGCGGAAGCAGCGTACCAGAAACTATATCCATTGCCTTTACCGGCGTTGAGAGAGATCTGAACCATTCTCATGATCATTTCACGGTCGATTTCGGCCTGAATTTCATAGCTCATAGCATTTGTTAATTCAGAATCAACATCAAGACCATTCATGTTCTTCATATCTTGCTCAAGTTCAACGGACCAGCGAGCAGCTAAACGACGAGTTTTAGCTTCAACAGCAGTCTTTGCGAACTCAAGAGATACTTGAGGAATGTTTCCAGTTAACTCAAACTGACTTAAAAGTGCAGCAACACCTTGATCTTCTCCAACGACTGTGAAATCGCTGTTTCCGCTCAAGAATGCAGCACTAGTACCAGTAAAGCGAGTATCAAGATTTTGATAACCAAGTTCAGTGCCATCATTTTGGCGAGGAACGCCATCATTTCCAGCAGTACGTGGTCCAAGTGTGCCGTATCCGTCAACACCTGTTCCACCTAAACTTGCGGTATCATACTTATAACGCATAGCGAATGCCAAACCAACTGGACCAGCCATTGGCTGAACACCGACGATCTCATTAGTGATAAGCTCAGGGAATGTACGACGAACCATAGGGATTAATACCTTTGGAAGTCTTGCATCACCTGTTGCGTAACTATCACTGTTAGAAAGACCAGTCTGACCAGGAGCAGAACCACCGTAAACACCAGCGATACCGCTGACATTACCGTTTTCTTCAATGCACCAACGTTCTTGGTTTTCCATGAGGATAGCAGTAGATAAACGAGTGTGATCGTCTTCTAACGGCTTAACACGATCTGAACTATAGTTCAAAACGGGTGCCCATTTTTCCAATAACATGTCAGCACGACCTTTGTCGATGAAGCCTGTTGAGGGTTTGATTGTATTCATATGTTTTATATTTACCTTTCTTTTTTTGGATTATGTTTTTCTAGAAAAGAACCATTCTCTTCTACAACTTAAAATTTTTTATGATCTTCTTAATTCTGTTAAGTAATCACTTACTGGGTTAAATTCATTGTTATTTAATTTATCAACTGATTCTGAAATAACAGGTGCTGGAACCTTAACATCTTTTGAAAAAGATTTTGTTTGTGCTTGTTCAGCTAACATAGCTCTTTCAGAAGAATCGTCTTTTTCAAACATTTCAACTACATAATTAAAATTCTCTTCAATATATGAAGGTGATTTATCTGATAAAATTTTCTTTAAATATTCTTTTTTAGAAAAAGCCATGCTGTTTGTCTTTTTTTCTAATAAAAGAGATGAGTTTAAATTTTCTACTTGTAATGAAAGTTTTGTGTTTTGATTGTAAGCTTCGTTTAATTTTTCTTGAAGGTCATTAATTTGATCATTTCCTTTTTTCAAAACAACTTTGACGTTTTCATTGATTGTTTCTGGATCAATTCCCAAGATATCTTTTATCTTTTGTAATTGAACTTTTGCATGAGTGTTTGAAACAGCTTCTTCCAGTTGTGTAACTGGTAAATTTTTGTCAAGATATAAATCTAAATAATTGCTCATTTCAGAAATGATCTTATCTGAGAATGATTCGGCCTTTTCATTTAAGGCTTTTGTGTAAAATTCAGAAATTTCTTCTAATTTTGAAGCATGGTTTTCATTGATGGTATCAACAACTTCTTTTAATTTGTTACAATGATCTAAATCAATTGCTTCAATTAAATTTTCTAATTTAGAAGCATGATCTTCGTCTTGCTTTAAGAGTGAACTTTCTAATTCTAATGAAAGCTTTGTTTGGACTTTTTCATTAACAGCAGTTTCAAAAGCCTCTGCTATAGCTGTTGCGGTTTCTTCATTTAATACACTTTGATCTAGTGTTTTTAAAATTGTTGAGATATCCATATGAATTATATATTTTATTTACCTTTCTTTGATACAGTTTTATTGTTTTTTTTACAATCACTGCAATGTTTTTTTTGTTTTTTACAATCATCACAGCAATATTCTTTGTCTTTGATGATTTTTTTAACTTTTTGTTTTACCTTTTCGGTTAATATGTCTTTTAAAAGTGAATCTGCTTGTGAATAATTTTTTTCACAAATAGCAGTAATGAATTTTGAAATAGAATTTCTCATATATTTATTTACAATGTTTTGAGTGCATTAATGAACGCAATCACTTGTTCCTTTAAATAAACGTTTTTATTATTTTTAGGAAGGTTACTAATATTTTTTTCGAACCTTTCAAATAAAGGTTCAAATTGTCCATTATCTTGAAGTATCCATTGTTTTGATTCTAAAATACCATTTACAAATGCAGTAGGAACAGAAGGATCAGCAACAACATCTACTGCTACTAATCTAAAATCAGAAACTCTGTTGTATTGACCATCTTGGTCAAGTCTTCCTAATGCTCTAGAAGAAACTCCTAATTTAACATCATCTAAAAGAAGTGACCTAACGATTTGTCCCATTGGTGTAGAAAGAATTCTTGATTTTCCTTCAAAGATATTTCCGTTTTGTTTAAGATCTGTAACCATATGACAGATTCTTTCAAGATTAATTTCTGGAGATTGTGGGTGGTTTAATTCTCCTGTTGATCTTTTATTTAAGATCATCTCTTTAGAATATCTATCGACTTCTTTAACCATTTCTTCTAATGGATAAATTCTTTTATTTTTGTTAGCTTCATCTGCCATCAAAAATGGTCCATGAATAAATAAATTTGATGGAGAATTTCTGTTTTTTTCTTCAATTAAATATTGAACTTCATATGTTGGTTCTTCAACTAAAAGTCGATAGGCGTTATTCTGCATAATATATTATATTATTATTTACACTAATTAAGTGTAATTTCATTCTCTGTTAGTATTAAAAATAAAAAATTATTTTTTTCACACCATTGTTTAGCAGCATCAAACTTTGCCATATTCATTGCATATTGAACATTTTCATAAACAATAGTTTTTTGTGATTTTTTATTACTAAACACTGGTGGTTGTGTTTGTTTAAATGGTTTTACTTCTATTAATACCTTTCTTACAGAACCATCTTTTTGTTTTATTGCAGCAACCATATCAACAAAATATCTATGTATTCTTTTATCCAGGGGAGATACATATGGAATAATAACAGATTCAGATCCCCATGTTATAACGTTTGGATTTTTATCTAACATTCTCATTGTATTTAATTCCATTTTAGATCTATATATAATAGGAAATGTTCCTTTATATTTTGATGGATTTAATGGATTAAATCTACCTTGTTTAAAATCGGTATTTTTTTTAATTAATTTTGGTTTTATCATCCAACAAAAAAGGCGGTAATAGGTTCTCTGTCTATTAAATCTTTTGTAATCTCCTCTTCAAGTTGTTGTTTTTCTGCTATACCCTGACTCATTACATCTTGATGATTTACTGTTTGATTACCAAATAGATTAGTTCCACTATATTTTCCTCTTACATGACCAATCGTAATCTTTGATAATGCTAAAACATATTTATAAATCCAAAGTTGACTAACAATATCTCTAATTGGCTTTTGTACATGGCAACCAATTAATCCATAATAAATTTGTGATTTAGAAGGTTCTGGTATAATTTTTAAATATTGTGTTTCTGGTGAAAATCTAAAATAAGGTTTTAATGCTAATAATTTTTCTCTAGTATCTAACCATTCTTTTAATGCGTTCCATGTAATTAAATCATATCCAACATTTCCTAATAGATGACCAAAATATGCTTGTTGTGCTATTGTATGTTCGATTGTAAAAAGTGTATTAACACCAGAATTATTTCCTTCTGCAAAAGAAAAAACATCAATTACTTTTCTGTACTCATCCAAATCAAAATCATATGATGCGCTTAAATTTTGATTTGTAGTATTATCAACACGATTCGAATTATACATTTCTGGAGTAATACTAAAAAGTTTATCCATTCTAAGACCTTTACCAGTTTCATAAAGATCAGATCTAAAAACTAAATATTCTTCTGTTGTTCCTCCGAATTTTGTAAAATATTCACAAGCAATATCTATGTTTTCATACATTTGCTCACTGCTTATTTCTACTTCAATTAAAGGTTCTCCTAATGATCTTCTAACCCTTTGAGCTAAATGATCATAACTTTTAATTTTTGAATTAAAAGTTGTGCTTCCATGAAAAGGG